GCGAACGGTCGTGGCGTGCAAAGGCACGTTCGTCATCTCCGGCTACCCACATCCGCTGTACGACGAGATGCTGGCGGGGTGGACACGCATCGAGCGTGACGTCGCGTGCCGGTCGGCGGTGCATCATAACGGGAGCGTGAACGCCCGCAAGACCAGAACGGAAGTTCTGTGGATCAAGGCGGAGCCCACTCCATGAACACCACCACCGTCGTTGGGCCGAGGCTGGCCGTGCCCGGTGACGCGCGGTCCCCGCCCCGGCTCGCCCCGCCCCGGCTCGCACCGCTCCAGTTCGTCGGCGATGCAAGGCGCGTCGCCTGCCGCATCACCGGCGCGTGGTACGACGACGCGTTTATAGACGCAAGCCGCGACACGAGAAGCGTGCGAGCCCGTTGGGCCACGGCCGTTGTGCTCCGCAAGCACACCGACCTGAGCTACCCGGAAATCGCCCAGCAGGTTGGGTTTCGTTCCCACACGTCGGTTGTCGACGCGTACCAGCGCGGTCGCAGGCGCTCCGATATCGCCGAGGCCATCGACGAGATGGAAAAACAACTCGGCCTCCGCCCCGTCCCCAAACCAAGTTGGCTCATCGGATAGGGAGACCCCGCATGGACGCGGCACTGCTCAACGCACCGCTTATCGCCAACAGCGACTACGACCGCCAGGACCGCCGCGAGCGGGACGCGATCTCTGCCGGCGCCGCCCGATACCGCCGCATGGCTGCCGACGCCACCGAGCGGGGTGACATCGCGCAACTGCGCCCCGCCGACCGCATCATCCGCCATTGGTATGGGCCCCTGCTCCACGCCATCAAGGAAGATCAGCGACGGATGCGCAAGGGCGAGGGCACCGGCGCTGTCATCATCGGCCCGGTGTTGATCGAGGCCGACCCCGAAGTGGCCGCGGCCGTCACCATCACCAACGCGCTCGGCGAGTGCGCCCGGTTGGGCGAGCCGGCCAAGTTCACCAGGGCCAGCTACCACGTGGGCCGGGCACTCTTTGCCGAGATGAACCTGCGCACGCTCAAGCGGGAGCACCGCGAGTCACTCCGCGAGCTCGACAAGCGGTTCCGTGCCCTCACCGTCACCCGCACGCAGTGGTGGGCCCGACGGACGCTCGACGACCCTTACGTCCTTCGCAGTGTGGCCGTCCGGCTCGGCGCTCACCTGCTCGGACGGCTGGTGCAGACCGCGTCGATCAAGGACTACGAGCCGGGCCAGCCCATCACGCCGGCGTTCGAGATCAAGATGCGCCGAGTCTCCAATACCCGGCTGCAGAGATTCCTCCACATGAGCCAAGCGGTGATCGACGCCATTGATGAGGGCCACAGCATCCGGGCATCCATGCGGCCCATCTTCCGGCCCTCGGTTGTGACGCCGTGCGCGTGGCGCGAGGGGGAAGACGGCGGGTACATCCACATCCGCCCCGCCATCATCAGCCGACCGACCGGCGAGCAGCGCGCGGCACTGGCCGCCGCCGACCTCACCGATGTCTACGAGTGCCTCAACGCGGTCAACGGCACCGCCATGCGGATCAACACGCGGGTGCTCGCCATCATGGAAGCGTGCTGGGCCTCCGGCGAGACCGTCCGCAAGATGCCCGAGCGGCACGACGACCCGCTGCCGGCCAAGCCGGTCGACATCGACACCAACCTAGAAGGCCGCAAGGTCTGGAAGCAGGCCGCCCACGCAGTCCACTCGATCAACAAGAAGCGGGCCGGCAAGCGGGCCGCGTTCCTATCGGTGATGACCGAGGCCGCCGCCGAGAAGCGCGAGACCCGGCTCTACTTCCCCCACCAGCTCGACTTCCGGGGCCGGGCCTACCCGCTGCCCGTGCACCTCAATGCCCAGGGGCCCGACCCGTGCCGGGGCCTCTTGGAGTTCGCCGACGCCAGGCCCGCCGACGACCAAGCCCGCTGGTGGCTTGCCGTCGAAGCGGCCAACGCGGGCGGCCACGACAAGGTGCCATTCCAAGACCGGGTCGAGTGGTCCCGCACCGCCGGCATCGTCCTCGGCGCCGCCACCCGGCCATTCGAGGACCGCCGCTGGATGGAGGCCAACAAGCCGTGGCAGTTCCTCGCCGCGGCCATCGCCATGCACGACGGCGACGCGGCCGCGCACGCGGTGGTGCGGGTCGATGGCTCCAACAACGGCATCCAGCACTTCGCCGCGCTCATGCGGGACGCGGTGGGCGGGGCCGCGGTCAACCTCCTGCCCGGCGACGCCCCCGCCGACGTCTACGCCCAGGTCGCCGCCATCGTGGCCGGCATGATCGCCCCCGAGGCCGAGGGCGGATGCGAGATGGCCGCGCGAGTCCTGCCCCTCATCGACCGCAACGTGGTCAAGCAGACTGTGATGACCAGCGTGTATGGCGTGACCCGGGCCGGGGCGAAGGACCAAATCCGCAAGCAGCTCAAAGAACTCGGACTCAAGGGCAAGGAGCTCTACCTCTGCGCCGACTACGTCGCCGCCAAGACGCTGGCGGCACTCGGCGGTGTCAGCCAAGGCGCGGTGCAGGCGATGGACTGGATCGAGAAGTGCGCGACCAAGATCGCCCAGGCCGGGCACACGGTGGGGTGGACAACCCCGCTCGGCTTGCCGGTCGTCCAGCCCTACCGCCGGTTCAACACCCACCTCGTCAGCACCATCGTCGGCCAGGTTCGAGTGACCAACTACGAGGAAATGGACGTCGATGTTCTCGTCCGGCGGCAGAAGCAGGCCGCGGCTCCAAACGTGGTCCACAGTCTCGACGCCACCCACATGCTCGACACCGCCCGCACCTGCGAACAACTCGGCATCGCCTTCGTCGGCGTGCACGATTCATTTTGGACCCACGCCGCCGACGCCGACCGGCTGGGCGAAGTGCTCCGAGACCGGTTTATCGACCTGCACGACGAGCCCTACCTGCAAGTGCTCAGCCGCCAGTGGGCCGAGCGATACCCGGACGTTGAACTCCCCGAGCCGCCCGAGCCCGGCACGCTCGATCTCTCGCAGGTGTGGCAATCCGCGTACTTCTTCGCCTAGCCGACGGTCCCAAAATGGGACTGGCGTGGTGCCGGTTTGGGACACAACAAGCATGAAGGGCCTCGCGCGACGGCTAGAACTCCGCGGCCCGACAGCGACAAAGGTACAGAACATGCCGATCCGCTCGGTGCTGCTCATCTTCCAGTCACGCTGCCCCCGATCGGGCCTTGCCGCCCGGCTGGCCGGGCTTCGGTCACCGGAGGGCATCGCCCACGTGACCGTCGCCGACGACGGCGAGGCCAACGTCGCGGCATGGCGGACCTACACCGGCTGGCGGTACGTGCCCGCCGACCGGTTCCTCGCCGAGTGCCGCACGATCCAAGAGATTTACCGGGTCCAGGTGCCGCGCAAGCCCAACCTCTGGCGCGTGCCACGCGGCAGCAAGAAGCCGGGCTGTGTGACGATGGCCCGGCAGGTGCTCGACGCCGCCGGCCAGCCGGCCCCGCGCGTGCTCACCCCGCACGGCCTGCTCCAGTGGTGCCGCAGGCACGGAGACCCCGACGATGCGATTCCCGTTCCCGATTGGCACGAACCCCACGAGCATCGAAGGGCTTGTCACCGCGCTGGAAGAGTCTGTTTCCCCGACTGACTTTGATCCGCACGAACTCGCCAGCGAAGCACGAAGGCTTGAAATCGCCGAGGAAATGGGCCGTCGGAAACTCGTCGACGAACTCCGCTTCTGGCTCAATGGCGGCCACACCAAACGAAAGGGCTGACCACCGTGGACAGCATCTTCTCGGCACCCGACGTCCCCGACCTCGCGCCGCCGGCACCCGCGCCGGCCCGGTCGCGGGCCGAAGAGGATGGCGACCGGTTCCGCCGGCTCCGCCGCAGCCTCTCGCTCGATCCCAACCGACGCGGGCGGGACAGCTTCCGCACCGGCGCCGGCTCTCAGGCGGGGCTTGGCCTGACCGCCACCCCGAACACGCCCGCGCCCGCCCCCGGGCTGGGCCTCGGTAGCCGCACCCCATGAAAATGTACGCCCAGGCTGACAAACTCGGCCCCATCGGGCACCGGTGGCAGGACGAGGACCAGGACCGCTACGAGATTCTGGAACGGGCCCGCCTCTGCGCGGCCCTGACCGACCCGTCCATCCTGCCCCCGCGCGACCAAGACACCGACGAGAAGCTGCCCAAGACCTACCAGAGCGAGGGCTCCGACGGCGTGCTCGTCATGGTCGGTCGGCTGCTCAACGCGCTCTTTCCACCCAGCCAGCCGTGGTTTGAGCTCAGCCCCAGCATCGAAGCCGAGTATGGCGGCGATCTTGAACCCGACGAAATCGAGGCACTCAAGCAAACGCTCTTCGTCTGGGAACTCATCGCTCAGGCCACGCTCGATTCTGGCTCACTTGAGCCGGACTCAGAGCGCCGCCACGCCGGCTTCCGGTCGCGCAAGCGCACAGCACTCGAACAGATCATCGCCACCGGCGACTGTCTGGAGTATCTGGACAGCAAGTACCGGCTCAAGGTGTTCCGTCGCGACGAATACGTCACCCGCCGCGACGGCACTGGTGCGGTACTCAGCCACATCACACGCGAGCTGCTGGACCCGCTCACGCTCGACGACGACATGCTCGCCAGGGCCGGGCTCGAACGCGGCAAGCTCAGCGAGAAGCGGCCGGCGGAGCGCCAGATCGCCCTGTTCACGCTGGTGGAGTGGTCGGGCAAGCGGGAACTGTGGGAGATCACGCAAGAACTCAACGCCGAACAGGTCGCCGACCGCACCGAAAAGGTCTCGCCCTACATCAGCACCCCCTTCAAGCTCGCCCCCCGTGAGCACTACGGCCGCGGGCTGGTGGAACTGAATCTCGGCGATCTTGAGAGCCTCAACGGTCTCGAACTCGCCCGGCTCAACATCCTTGCACTGGCCGCCGGTGGCCGTGTCGGCATCGACGACGCCAGTACCACGCGCGAAGAGGACATCGCCAACACCCCCCCGGGGGGGATGCTCCGCACCAGGATCAAGAACGGTGTGCCGCAGGACATCGCCGCGATCGAGTTTGTCAGCGCCCGCGACTACCAGATGCTCACCGCCGGCATCAACGACAAGGCCCAGCGGCTCGGCAAGGCGTTCCTCAAGGACTCCAGCGTCCAGCCGACCGGCGACCGGGTCACCGCCGCCGCCATCCGGCAAATCGCCATGGAACTCGAAGGCGCTCTCGGCGGCATCTACGGCACGATCGCCGACCACCAGCAGGTGCCCTTGCTCCGCCGGCTCATGTACCAACTCAAGAAGGACAACAAGCTGCCCAGCCTCCCCGACGGCGCGATCGAGATTCGCCCGCTCACCGGGCAGACGGCCCTGCACCGCTCGGCCCGGGCCGCCGACCTCGTCGAGTTCGCCCAGGTCGCAGCCCTGCTCGGCCCGGAGGCCATGAGCAAGGTCGACGGGGCGGCCATGCTCAACGTCTTTGCCCGCTACCGCGGCATCCACGAGCCGTCCATCATCAAGAGCGACGAGCAGGTTCAGGACGAACGCAACGAGGCCCAGCAACGACAACTCATCCAGGCCGCCGGCGAGCAGGCCGTCAGCAGCGCCGGCGCCATCACCGAGGCCCGTGCCGCGGGCCAGGCGTAACCCCACGAGGACACCATGGCCGAAGAGACCGTCACCGCACCAGCACCCGTCACCGACCCGGCACCGTCGCCCGCACCAGCACCCAGCCAGCCCGAGTGGGCCAAGGGCGTTCCGGCCAAGTTCGTGCGCGGCACCGCCGAGGAAACCGCCCAGGCCCTCGCGCAGAGCTACACCGAGCTTGAGCGGCAGCGGACCGCACCAGCGCCGACGCCGACCGCGCCGGCCATGCTCGACAGCATTGACGCGGTCATCAGCAAGGCCGGGCTCGAGACCAAGGACGTCGCCACCGCATTCAAGGACACCGGCAGCCTCACGCCCGAGCAGTACGAGGCGTTTGCGGGCATTGGCTTCGGCAAGGGCGCGGTCGACAGCTTCGTCCAGGGCCAGCAGGCCGCGGCGTCACAGATCGAGAACAACCTCAGCGCCTCGCTCGAAGCCGCCAACGGCGTCTTCGGCAGCGAAGACCAGCGGGTCAATGCGCAGGTGTGGGCCAACCAGAACCTCAGCGAGACCGAAAAGAAGGTCTACGCGGAACTCGCCGAAGATGCCAAAATCACACCTGAAAGGGCCAGAATGGCCAGTGAATGGCTCAAGGGCAAGCAGGACGCGGCGACCGGTTCGACCGGCAGCCCGACCATCGAGAACGCCGGCGGCGGCACCGCCGCCTCAAGCGGCGGGTACGAGAACCGTGCCGAGCTGGCCGCCGAGATGAACAGTCCCAAGCGTCTGGCAAATCTGCCCAACGGCGCTCTCAACCCCCAGTACGACCCCGCCTACGCGCGTCGCGTGGAGCAGCGTGTCGCCAAAACCGACTGGCTTGGCTAAGGAGACCCCACCATGGCCCACGGCACCGACGGCGACTTCACGCCGTTCACCACCAAGCAGGAACTTCTCGACGAGCTGCGCCGCCTGACCCGATCGAGCGAGCCCGTATCGCACGATCTCATGCGCCGGTTCAACATCACCGACACCAACGAGTGGTCCGATCCCGAGGCCACGAACGACGAGTAAGTCTTTCTCCCAGGCGGTTTCTCCTGCCGCCACACCTGTGCCGCCCCCCGCGCCGTTCCACACGGCGTGGGGGGTTTTGTCTCGTTAGGGCACCGCCCCGCCGCGTTGCGGCCTGAATCACCGTTCAGGCCCTTCCCGGCGCGGGCGGCTTTGTGCCCGTGCTTTCCGAGTCTTCGACCGGTGGCCCGACGGCCACGCAGCCAACCCGTTCGCTCTTGAGTGAGTGAAGGGGCCTGCGTGATACGTGGACAACCCGAGGTCGATCGCGCGGAGCCGAACCCGGCTTCCCCCGATCCATCCTTGGAGTTATCCAATGGCCAATGCCTTTGTTACCGCGCCGAACCAGAATCTCGGCGCCGGCGATCGCCGCGCGCTCGCCCTCAAAATGTACTCCGGCCAGGTCATGGCCGAGTTCGCCCAGCAGACCGCGTTCCTGTCCTACGTCATGCAGAAGCAAGTCGACTCGGGCAAGAGCTTCCAGTGGCCCTTCGTCGGTCGCATGAAGGCCCAGCCGCACACCCGCGGCACGGACCTCGCCGGCACCGAAGAGCCGCCCGTCGAAGAGCGGACGATCCCGGTCGACGAGAAGGAAATCGTCGCCCACGCGTGGCTGAGCAAGCCCGAGAAGGACGTCAGCCACTACGACATCACCCCCGACATCGCCCGCGAATCCGCCGCGGCCATCGCGCAGGTCACCGACTCGCGCATCGCCCGCCAGATCGCCCGGGGTGCCCGCATCGCGGCCCGCACCGCCGGCAACACCACCTTCCCCGACGGCACGCTGGTGCGCCGCAACGCGGCCAACATCGAGGCCGCCTACCCCAACAACGCCACCGGGGCCAACAACCTCCGCAAAGACCTCCGCACCGCGATGCGGAACCTGATCGAGAAGAAAGTGCCCGCGGGTCTCCGCACCGCGTTCATCAGCCCCTACCTCCAGGAAGTGCTGCTCAACGATCCCCAGATCACCAGCGTCGACTTCGTGGAGATGGGCTCCAACTCGATCCAGACCGGCGTGATCCGCAAGATCGAGGGCTTTGTGCTCGTGGTCACCCCCGAGATGCCGGCCCAGAACTTCACCAGCGCCGACGAGAACGAGAGCGCCTACCAGATCAACTGTGGCGCCACCACGTGGCTCGCCGTCGGTCATCCCACCGCGGTCGGCCACGTCCAGTTCGGCGGCATCAACACCGACGGCCCCGAGTACCACTCCACCAAGCGTGCCACGTTCCTGTCCGCCGGCTTCTTCGGCGGCATCAAGTGGCTCCGTCCCGAAGCGTGCGTCGAGGGCTACGCCTCCACCAGCGCCTACGTCCTCAGCAACGGGTCGTCCGACCCGGCATAAGGAGCCAGCACCATGGCAGCAAACAGCACGCTAAACCTGACCAGCGACCACAAGGCCGGACCGAGCAACGACGTCACCATTCGGAACGACGAAGCCCGGATTCAGCTCTCCAACGCCGACGCCATTGTCGGCACCGTGCCGGCGGCCTCCGCCGGCGTCACGGCCCGCATCTTCGGGTCCAGTTCCACGCGCGAGATCGAGTTCGTGCTCAACGGCGCGACCATCAGCACCACCGACGACGGGGCCAACGGCGGCTTCGGCGGCCTCAAGCTCTTCGACTTTGTCGCCGGCGACGTCACCCGCCTCCACGGCCAGGTGGCCGCCATCACCCTCACCGCCGGCGCGGGCCTCACCGCCACCGCCGTTGTTGATGTTGGTGTCGGCACCACCGCGGTCGACGGCAACCTCTCGACGGGCGCGCTCCAGACGACCGACGAGAACATCATCGCCGGCACGACCGTCACGCTCGCGTCGAGCACCGTCACCGATTCTCTTGCCGGCGACAACACCGCCGAGACCATCGCGGGCAACTCGACGGCGGGCCAGCCGGTCGATCTCTACCTCAACCTCGGCGTCACCGCGGCGACGTCCTCGGCCAGCACCACCGTCACGGTCAGCGGCACCATCCGCGTCACCGTGCACCTCAGCGGCGACTACTAAGCCGTGCCAGCCTCGATCCATCCGGCCCCTGCCCGCGTCGTTGCGGGCGGGGGTTTTTTCGCGCCGAAAGAAGCCGCCCATGAGTATTGAGAATGACATCAGCATCGACCGCAACACAAAGATGAGCCTCGGGCTACTCATCGCCATCTTCGGGCTCGGCTCCACCGGGTTCTGGTTTATCTACCAGGGCCAGGACGAGAACCGCGTTGCCATCGCGGAGATGCAATCGACGGCAAACCTCGCCATGCAGCAACTCGAAAACAACGTGCTGGCGTTGCAGGTCGAGATGCGAACCGAACTGGCGAAACTGACGACCCGCGTTGAAGGCGGCACCACAAGCCGCTGGACGATCGACCAGATGGAGGCGTACTCGCTCCGGCAGGCGATCGCCAATCCCGGCACCCGAATCCCTGACCCCCGCAACGCGGGCAAGTACCTCGATACCCACACAGGATTGCCCCGACCATGACCACCAAGACCGTGCTCGTGATCTTCGCCGCACTGGCCATCACCGCGGCCCTCATGGGCGTTTCGGGCTGCGACTACGGCGACGTGGTCCGCGTGCCCACGCCGGTGCAGGTGCAGCAGGAGCAGGGCCTCCCGTCCCGCATGACGCTCAATGAATCGCAGGACGAATACGCCGCGTGGCTCGACGACACTCAGCGTGTCGGGGCGGCGTGGCGGGCCGACATCGAGAAGGCCAACGAGATCAGAAACATGCTCGGGCAGCTCACGATGGGCGCCCTGAACGACGTCGGCCCGATGGTCGCCGGCGTGCCGGTCGTCGGCACCGCCGTGCCCGGTGTGCTCGGCCTCATCGGCTACGTGCTCGGCGCCGGCGGCAAGCGCCGCGACAAGGAACGCTCGTACAACAAGGGCCTCGATACCGGGGCCAAGATCAGCAAGGGAGCCGGACAATGAGTGTTGACAACGGCCCCAGAGACTTGCCGGTCGATAGCAACGACTTTGTTGGTCGCGTTACTGGCTCACTCTGGATCGAGGCGGCCATGCCTGGCACGCTTGACGACGCCGATGGTGGCGGCGCGGGCACGACCGACCCAGCATCTGTGCGACTTCTGGCAGAACGCTGGAGCCTCAACACAAATGGACAGGGCACCGGCCTTGCTCTGCGACTGTCTTATGCGGTCGGCGTCACGTTCGACACCGTGCCGGTCTTCAACGTGTGGGGCCGCAGCGGTGATGGCGCGTGGCAGTTGCTCAAGAGCGGCGACAGCGCCGACATCACCATCGACCGCGCCAGCACAGACGGCATCTTCAAGGACCGGTACTACACCCAGCCAAAGATTGTTGACCTTGCCAGCACCAACGAAGTGCTTGTCACGATCAAGACCGCACTGGCCATTACTGGCGGCGGCCAGTCCGACACCGTTGTCGAAGCCCGCCTTGTCGGCGATGCCGACCCGCAAACCCAGAACGAGTACCGAGAAACCGTCCCCACCGGTGCATCCGACACCAGCATCAACCAAGCCATTGACCGAGCCACCGAGGCCGGTGGCGGCACAGTTTTGTTGGAGGCAGGCACCTACACCATCACGAAGACAATCCTGCCGTCCAAAAGCTTTGTGAAACTCATCGGCGCCGGCAAGTACCGGACCACGGTGAAGATGGCCGACAACTTCCACTTGACAGCGAATCAAGTCAACACTTACACCAACGACGATCACGACTGCTTCGCGGCCATCAGCACCTACGGGGAATCCGGCACGCCGACCGGCGACCGTGCGGTTGGCATCGAGATTGCCGACCTGACCATTGACGGAAACGGGGCGAATCAAACAGGGAGCCCGCCCAGCATCGACTCGGCGGATAACTTCCACATCGGGCTCAACGTCATCCACACCGACAGCGCTGCGATCGAGCGGGTGCGCGTCATCAACATGCGCCCGCAGGCCACGACCGCCGAGGGCAGTTTCGCGGCGGTCTACGCCCGCTGCCGGTTCGTGCGCGAGAGCGACAACCGCTACGAGAGCGGCGCCTACGACGCATGGCGCATCACCCACGAGTGTCTCGACCACTGGGCCGCCGGCTGCGAGGCCGTGACGAGCGAGACGACCCGCGGCGCGATGCAGATCACCCCGACCGCGCAGCGGATCAAGTTCGACTCGTGCCTGTTTGAGAACCTGACCGACACCCCGACCAGCCACGCGATCTATATGCACTCGCCGCGCAGCGTGACCGTGACGGGCTGCACCGCGCGGGCGCGGTCGGGCTCGTGCGTCTGGATCATGGGACTCGAGCACTCGACGTTGCCGGTGGGCAACAAGGGCGGTCGCGGCGTGGTGCTCAGCGGCACCGTCTGCGAGTATTTGGGCGACAGCACCAGTGCAGGCGGCGTGTCGCCCGCGATCAAGATCACCGCCAGCAACGCCAGTGCGGGCTCGGCGAATCTTGACGACGTGCATCTGTATGCCACCGTCGTGCGGCATCTGGCCGCGGCCAACGGTCGCGGCACGATCCTGGAGATCGGCACCGCCGGCGACGCCACGTTCCGTACCCGCAACGTCGTGATCGACGGCCTGACGGTCGAGGCCGGCACGCTCAACAACGTGCGTCCGATCCTCGCGCGATTCTGCGACCGCCTGACGCTGGCCAACGTCCGGTGCCTCATGCCCAGCACCGCGACGACCAACCCGGGCGCGTCGGCCAACGAGATCCGCGACTCGACCGACGTGGTGATGCTCGGCGTCCACACCGCGGTCTACTCCGCCGGCAATGGGTTCACGCTCAACGCCGTCACGACCGCCAAGGTGATCGGGTGTGACATCTTCGCCAACGCCTCGGCGGGCATGGTCCTGACCGGCTGCGCTGGCGTGACGATCGCCGACAGCGCCATCGAGGGCGCGAGCACGACGAGCGGCCTCGGCGTGCTCGTGACCAACTCGACGAACACCAAAATCCGCGGCTGCACGATCAACGGCGCCGACACCTCGGGCGGCGCGGGCGTGCTGCTCAACAATGCCGACCAGTGCTGGATTGAAGGCAACCACATCACGTCGGCCGACGACGGCATCCGTACCGAGACCGCCGAATCGACCAACGTCTTTATCGTGCACAACTACGTGACGGCGACGAACGGCACGACGCTCGACGTGAGCGGGCAGGCGCTCGGCACGGCGGTCGTGCTCAACAATATCGGCATCACGGATGTGTAAACCATGACCAAACTCGACGCGGTCCAGCGGATCATGCGGCGGGTGGGCATGGGCGCGGTGGCGGCGCTCCAGACTGGGGAAGAGAGCGATGCGGGCCGGATCGAGGACATGCTCGACCAGGTCAGTCTCGACACCCAGCAGCGGGGCTGGAACTTCAACGAGCGACGCGACGTGGAACTCACGCCGGACGTCAGCACCAAGAAGATCGCTCTGCCCACCGGCACCATCCAGATCGACTCAGACGCGCAGAGCCTGTCCTGTGACGTCACCCAACTCGGGTCGTTCCTCTTTGACCGCGAGCACAACACCGACCAGTTTGACAACCCCATCCGCACGAGGATCGTCTACTACTACGCCTTCGGGTGCATCCCCTACCACGTGCAGCGGCTGATCGTGGCCGAGACCCAGCTCCGGTTCACCGAGCAGAAGGGCGACATCCCCCGGGCCATGGTCCGCGGTCTGTTTGAGGAGCGCGAGCGGGCCACGGCAGAGGCTTACCGCGACGACGCGCGACTGCGGAACACCAACCTGCTCCACACCCACAGCGCCCAGACCGTGCTGGGCAGCCGCGTCACCGGCGGGCTGCCGCTCTCATGAGGGCTGTTCTCCGATGAGCCCGGCCATTTCCGCCATCGGCTCGTGCGCGGGCAGTATCACGGTCGTCACCGTCGCGCACGGCGGCATTGTCACCATCGGCTCGTGCGCCGGCGGCATCACACCGGTGTCGTGCGACCCGACCACCACAACTTCGGAAACAACTTCGGAAACAACTTCGGAAACAACTTCGGAAACAACTTCGGAAACAACTTCGGAAACAACTTCGGAAACAACTTCGGAAACAACTTCGGAAACAACTACGGAAACAACTACGGAAACAACTACGGAAACAACTACGGAAACAACTACGGAAACAACTGCGAGCACGACCAGAGCAAGCACGGAACTTTCAGTCACCACAAGCGGCACAGGCCAAACCACACTGGTACCCGAATGACCACACCCGAAACCGTGTCCGTCGCCATCGCCACGATCAACGAGGGGCCGGAACTCGAAGCCACCGTCACCGGCTACATGGCCTGCCAGCCGAGGCCCATCGAGATCGTGGTCTACGACGACAACAGCCTTGTCCGGGTCTCAGAAAGACTCTGCGGGCTCAAGCCACCCCCGGGCACGACCATCAAAGTCGTCCGCAACGAGGGCCAGCCGCTCGGCTCGGGCGGCGCCAAGCGTGCTGCCGCAGAGCGGTGCACTGGTGACCTTGTCGTCATCAGCGACTCGCACGTGCAGGTCAACCGGAACTTTACCGAGCATCTGCTCCGCCACGCGGCCGAGCACCCGGGCCAAGTCCTTTGCCCGTCCACACTGGCCGGCGGCGAACGTCCGGGCCGCTACGAGGGCGGCCGGTTCGGGCTCTACAGCGACGGCTCATGGCGCGTGCAGTGGCGTGACATGAACCAAACCACCGCCAAAGCCTCGCCGGACGCCGTCGCCATCCCGATCCCGGCCATGTGCGGCGGGTGCTATGTCTTCGATCGTCGCGTACTCGAAGAACTCGGCGGCTACTGCCCCCTCTTCCGAGGGTGGGGCTGGGAAGAGGAATACATGAGCCTGGCGGCCTACGCCAAGGGCTACGAGATTCTTCTTCTCAAGGACACCACGACTAGGCACGTTTTCTGGAGCGAGCGAGCCGAGGGCCAGAACTGGCAGGGTGCGTCCGGTCTGAGTTGTCCAGACCACGGCCGCCAGCACAACGCCCTTGTGGGCACGACCATCCTGTGGCCCGAATACGCCCGAGACACCCTCGATCCGTTCATGCGGCGGCGGCTGGGCGCCGAAGTGCTTGCAGTGCTCGCCAAGGCCCCGCTTGACGCGGCCGCCAAACTCAACGACACCATCGGCATCGACATCAGCGACACCCTGTTCCGTGAACACATGGGCCTGCCCGTGGCCAACACAGACAACCCCCTTGACACCCTTGCGCCCGCAGGAGACTGACCCATGGCAAGCCCCGGCCTTACCGAAATCCAGGCGGTCAACTTCATGCTCCGCGCCGCCGGCCACCAAGGCGTATCCACGCTCCCCGCCGCCGGCTACACCGACGCGGCGGCCAAGGCCCGCGAAATCCTCGCCCGCGACACCGAGCGCATCCTCGCCTTCGGCTGGCTCGAAAACGTCCGCCTCGGCGTGACCCTCACCGGCACCGCCGGCAACGTCATCGCGGTCCCCGCGGGCGTCATCGAACTCCGCGCCGGCGGCAAGGACTGGTTCAACAACTGGGTCATCCGCGACGGCAACGTCTTCGACGTCAACGCCGGGGCCAACAGCGTCTTCACCGACGGCACCGACTTCATCTTCGACACCGTCAGCACCGCAGCCTTCGACACGCTCGGCCAGCCCATCAAAGACCTCATCACCAAGGTGGCCGCGGTCCGGTTCCAGCGGCGAGAAAAGGGCATGGGCAACACCGACGCATGGCTCGTGCAGGAAGCCTACGACGCCGACGTCCGCGTGCCCCGCCATCCCCGGTGGGAGATGAACCGCGGCCCGGTCGTGGGCCAGCTCATCCCGACCCAGAACGCCGGGCCGGGCCCGACGGACGCCGGCGCGTGACCAGGTTCGGACCCAGACCCGCAGGCAGGCCGGACGGGCGGGTGGAGATCGACACCCCGCCGCTCTTTGGCGGCGTCAGCACCCAGCCCCAGCACGTGCGACTGCCCACGCAGGTGGCCGCCAGCGAGAACTGGCTGCACCGCGTCACCGACGGCATGGTCAAACGCCCAGGCTCGACGCTGGTGGCCGAAGTCAGCGGGCCTTCGTCGGGCTACCAGTGGGCGACCGACGATGAAGTGACGACCCACGCCCTTGTTCGTGACGAGACCGAACAATACATCATCATGCTCCACGAGGGCGGTACCGTCCACGCCGTCAACACCGACGGCACAATCTGTTCGGTGACCACCAGCAGCGCCGCCGCGGCCTACCTCACCAGCAACAGCCCCGGTGGCCGGCAACTGCGAGCGGTCTCGATCGCCGACACCACGCTCATCATCAACCAGCTTGTGGCCACCGGGCTCGCCACGACCCCGTCCTACGCCGTCGATGGCACCCGACCGACCTTTGCCGACCTCATCAACTGGACGCCCGCAGGCGGGCTCTACGCCCGCACCACGGAAAGCACCGAGCGAGAGCCCGCCGGGCACTTCCAGCACCAGATCGACCAAGACGGGGCCAGCGCCGACGTCACGTTCGCCACGATGCTCTTCCAGACCGTTGGCGGCGCCGGATCGGGCACGCCCCAGTGGGCCAGCCCGAAACTCTGGAGCACCACCAATGGTGATGGCGGCACCGCCGGCACCGTGGGCTTCAATATCGCCTTCCAGCGGGTGGCGTTCAGCGATACGGGCATCTCCAGCGCCAACAGCACCAACGCACTGGCCAAGATCGGCGCGTTTGCGGGCTACGTGTGGGAAAAAGGGGACCAGCTCCGAGTCACGGGCGGCACGGGCGTCACCGCCGGGTGGTACGAGATCATCCAAAAGGTCAGCGACGACGCCATCATCCTTGGGTCGGCTATCGGCGGCACCAACCCTACCGACGTCACCGCCAACTCGATCGGCATCTCGGTTGACGTGGTGCAGGACTTCGGCTTTGCCACCGAGCGGTCCATGCACGACGTGGCCGACCGCCTCCGCGATGCCATGGAGCAGGCCGGGGCCCGGGACGCCCTTGTCTCGTGGATTCCATCGACGACCGGCGCGGGCAGGTTCCAGGTCACCGCCCCGTGGCGGGGCACCGGCGCCGCCGTGCTCGGCACCGCCGCGCCCGTTGACGCGGTCGTCGGCAACGACCTGACCAACAACGCCGTGGACCCGTTCTACAACTCAACCGCCGTGGCCACGAATGGCGCGGGCAACGCCTCGGCCATCGGCCAGCGGTCCAGACCGGTCCTGCGATGGGTCCGCACCGCGGCGCCTGCCGACATTGGCGGCAGGCTCGATCCGGCCAAGATGCCGGTGTCAATGGTCCGCACGGCGCTCAACACGTTCACGATCGACGTCACAGCATTCGACGACCGACAGAGCGGCGACGCCACCAGCAACCCGGCCCCGCGGCTCTTCCGCGAGGGCAAGGCCATTGCCGACGGCGCGTACCACCGCGGGCGGCTCTGGCTCGGCGGCGACGAGTTTCTCGCGGTCAGCCGCTCGGAGGACCTGCTCGACTTCTTCGTCCGCGACGACGAGGCCCGGGCCGCCGATGACCCGATCGACACGCGCGTGGGCGACCGAGAGATCGCCAAGGTGCAGTTCCTGTCCCCGTTCCGGCGATCGCTGCTCGTCTTTACAGCCAACGGCCAGCAGTTCGACGTGGGCACGCCGGAAACGATCACCGCCGAAACCATCGCTGTCACGCCGGCCACCGCCTACCGGGCCGCGCCGGTCCGGCCCGCGGTCGTGGGCAACAACCTCTACTTCGGCACCGAGCAGAACATGACGACCACGGTGTACGAGTACCTCTACGACGACACCGCGCTGTCCAATCTGGCCTACCCGACCACGGTGCACGCCGACGGCTACCTGCCGAACAACATCTGGTCGATGGCCGGCGACTCGATCTCGTCGGTGCTGCTCGTGCTGGCGCGGGACGACAACAAGCTCAGTGTCTACAGCACGTTCTTTGTCGGGACCGAAAAGCAGCAGGCCGCGTGGCACCGGTGGCGGTTCGACGACAGCTACCGCATCTGCGACGTTGTCACCATCGGCGGCGACGCCTACATCCTCGCCGAGGTCAGTTTCGAGTACACGCTCGAACGGATCAGCCTCACGCCCGAGGGCGACTACGGCACCGGCGTGGCCTTCCCGATCCATCTCGATCGGCGCCTGGAAGTCACCGGCACGCACTCGGCGGGGCCAAACACCACCAGTTTCAACATTGCCCCGCTGACCGGCAGCGGCTCGACACTCGACGCGGTCGTCGCCCTGACCGGCAACACGCAGACCGCCGGCACGCTTCTGAACCAGGACGACGACTGGGTCTACGCCGATCCGGGCACGACCATCACGGTGCCGGGCAACTGGGCGGGCCCGGCTGTCATCGGTCGGCGCTTCACCGCCACGGTCACGTTCAACCGGCCATTTCTCACCGGGCCCAATGGCGTCGCCGATCTCGAAACCGGGCTGCACAGCGAGCGGCTCATCGTCCGGCACAAGGACGCGGGCACCTACCGCGTGACCGCGATGCCCAAGGACACCGGCGTGGTCGAACAGTCCACGTTCTTCAGCGCGACGGATTCGTCGGGCGTCGAGGACGACGGCTGGCACCTGGCCGACGTTGCCGGCGACGTGGACCGCCAGGAGATCATCCTCAACAGCTTCGACGCCCGTTCGTGCACCATCACCGGCGTGCGACACGTCTGTCACCCCCTGATGAAACCCCGATGAACAGGAGCACACCGCGATGATTGATCCCATCACGGGAAGCCTTGCCATCGGGGGCGCTGTCTTTGGAGGGATTCTCGGGCAGAGCCAGTCGCAAAGCCGCAACCGGGCATTGCGCCGAAGCGCCCGGTCCCTTTCGGCGGCCACCAGGATTCAAGAAAACCAGATCAGAGAGGCGGGGGCGACCGAGCGGCTCGCCGCGGCCCGGCGGGCGACGCTGGCGCGGGGCCGGCTGCGCGCGGCGCTGGCCGAGAGCGGCACGACCGGCGGCTCGGGCGACGGGCTGGAGGACCAGATCATTCTCGACGCGGCCACAGACCGTTCCCGCATCGGGCTCAATGAGGCCGCCGGCGTCGACCGCACGCGAAGTGAAGCCGAGGCCAGGCTCCTGCAACTCCAGTCGGGGATGCAGAACTCGCTGCTCAGCGCGTTCATGGGCGGCGTGGGCGGCCTGCAAGCCGGGCTCAGTCTGGGCCGGGGCGTGAACGACACCATCGACGCCTTTGGGAGAGGAAACGACCAGTGAGCCAGCTCCCCACCGGCACGCTTGGCCGCCAAGGCGACCCGCGCGAGCGCCGCCGCAGCGCCGGTGCCGGCATCGCCCGCACCCGACCCGCCCAGGCCACAACCCCGGGCGTGGCGAGCCTGCCACCGGTCGAGTCCGACGCGACACTCAGCGAGCAGATCAGGCAATCGCTTCGGGCCACCGGCGCACTCGGCGACACCGCGTCGGCGGTCGCCCAGCCGATCCTGAGTGAGCGCGAAGACCTGCGCCGGGCCGAAGAGTCGGACCTGCGCGCGCAGGCCACACTGGAGGCCCAGACCGAGTTCGCCGCGATCGCCGACCAGATCAGATCCGGCGAGTTGGCCCCGGACGAGGACGAGTCCCCGGTCGAGTTTGCCCAGCGGCTCATCGACGAGCGGCTGGAGGGCGCCGAGGACATCTACGCCGAGCGGTACCGGGCCCTTGCCCAGCCGCAGCTTGCGTCTGCCGCCGTCGGGGCCCAGCGGGCCCGCACCGAAGAGGCCCGTTCCGAACTGCTCGGGCTCTACCGCGAGGACGCGGTCGGCTCGGGCACGACCGCGGGCATCAACGAGGCCATCGCCGCCAGCCGCACCAGCCTGCCGGACCTGACCGAGACCGAGCGACTGACCGAGATCGCCGTGCCAGCCCTTGAGCAGGCCGCGGCGGTGGGGGACAAGAACCGGTTCGAGGCTGCCGCGGGCGTGCTCGGCGAGCGGTTCCCGGGCATGGTCGAGCGGCTGCGCGTCGACATGGAGCGGCGAGAGGCCAGCCAGGACCAGTTCCGGTCCCGCCAGTTCACCGATGCGTTCAACGCCAGCGTCGACACCCAGCTCGCCGCTGGAAGGCCCGACATCGCCCGATCGCTTCTGGATGAAGCCCCGCCCGAGATCGACGGCACGGACCGGTTCCGAGCCCAAGAGCGAATCCGCGCGGCAGAAGGCCGGATCGAGAGCGAGGACCGGGACCGGTTCGCCGACTGGGTGAAACTCCAGCCGGACGCAGCGCCCGCCGAGATCGCGCGCCGCGGCCGCGACCTTGGCATCCCCGCAGGCGACATCGCGCAGCTCGTCCGCCAAGGTGAGACCGCGCGGCTCCGCGACACGCAAGGCCAGAACCTCAACGACATCGAGAACGACCTGATCCAGCGGCGGTACCCGGACAACGACCCGCGCCGGTCCTTCGACGAGATTGGCCGCCGCATGGACCTGCCCAGCACCGCCCCGGGCTTCATCCGCGCCACCGACGGGGCTCGGCTGCTCGGCAAACTTGAGCAGGCCATCGACTTTGATGCCCGGACGCAGATCGCCGACGAGGCGCTCTCGCAGATGCTCGACACCCCAGCCACCGGCGCCGACGTCGCCCCGTTCGACGAATCGCTCGACACGGCGGTTCTGGCCAACCTTGGCGGTCGCGGCATCGTCGACGTGGCCATCGAAGGCCAGAAGGCCATCATCCGCGACATCCCCGACCCGGTCCGATTCGGGCTGGTCGTCGCCCAGGGCAACCGCCTTCCCGCGCAGGCCCGCAGGTGGATCGAGAACGGGCTCGGTGCCAGCGACGTCACGCAGATCGCCCGGGCCGCGGCGGCCTATGCAGCCCTCGAAACACTCGCGCCGGACGTCGTCCGCGCCGTCGAGCTTTCCGGCGACGCGGGTCTGCGTGCCGCGTGGCTCCGGTCGCAGGTCGAGCGCGAGGGCATCCCCGAATCGGGCAGCCCCGACGCCTACACCGACTTCGCACGCCGACACGCCGACACGCTGGGGCGTCTGCGACAGAGCGAATCGCCGATCAAGCAGGAATTGGCCCTTGGCGCCGTGCTCTTCGGGGACGCAGCAACCCGAAAGACGGGCGAGCAAGAGCGGCTCGGCAAAGCCAACGAACTGCTCGGCAAGCACATCAAGACCACGGTCGGGTTCCAAGTGCTCATGCAGCGAAACCAGAGCGACGGCATCGTCGCCAGGTATTTCAACAACCTCGAAAATCCGAGCGTTGAACAACTGCCCCTGTCGATGCGGACTACGTTCATGGACATTGCCGCTGATGAGTACCGCACACTCAGCCAGATCATGCCGCCCAATCGGGCGCAGGAAGTGGCCGCCGAGAACGCGGCCGCCCGCACCCTGCTCCGGCACCCGCCGATGTTCTGGAACGAAACCCTGAACTTCACAGGCCGGCCCGGTGTCGCGCCGGACCCACTCGGCGGCGACCGGATCACTGCCGAGTTGCTCCAGGACATCGCCAACGCACCACCGCAACGCCGCAAGCAAAAGCAGAAGGCGCTCGACAGGCTCACCACCGAGTTTGTTCCAGAATGGCACCCGCAGTTAGGCGGATACATCTTCCGTTCGCTCGAATCACCAAGCTACATTGAGTTGAGATACAACGATGAAACCAACAGCTTCGGCCCACTCGTGGTGGTTCCGGGCCAATCGGGGAACATGGCCGAACTGAAGCGGAGAATCCAAGAGTTGCGGGCCCAAACCAGGGATCGCATCGACGTGAGCGAGCGACAAACCCAAAGCACCATCATGCTGGGAGGGTTCAAGTGAGCATCACCACCGGCGACCCGTCCGCGCTCTCGCTCGCGGACCGGCTGGGTTCGGCGATGCAGTACCAGAGCGCCGCACACGACCCAGTCCACGAGCGGTTCATCGCAAGGATTCACGAGCGGGCAAGGCCGGCCGAACCACCGCCCAGCCTCGTGGAATCCATC